AAAGAAAGAACGATGCATTTAAGGCATATTCAAAGGCTATTAAAAAAGGAGTTGACCATTCAACGATTCAGAAAGGGTTACAATCATACATCGAATATGTGAAAGCTAATCAGACTGAAACTAAATATATTAAGCAAGGTGGAACATGGTTCAATCAAGAGTGTTGGAACGATGAATACAAAATAGATTCTAATCCAAAAACTAATTATTCAAATTATCCAACCAAATCTAAAGGATATTCTGAACCATTGCCAGATTGGGTATTTAGGTAACAGAATGAAGAACGCGCACAAAGGGGTGTTAATTGATGGAATCATTGATGGAACAAGAATTAAGAGTTTTCAAAGAAAATCCAGAAAGCTACACATCTATTATCAAATCTATTTCTGAATTAAAAACAACTCGTAACAAAGAAGCCTATTTAAACAATAAAAGAAAATTGATTACAGGGAAAATGACTGAAGAAGAGTACAATAAAAACTTTGGGTAAGGAAGAGTAAAGGGGAAAATAAATGTTTGTAATTAAGCATAACGGGATGTATTTCCAAGGCTTTAAAGATTATTCATACATGGAAGGTTACTTAGATAAAAAGCATCCAAAAAGAACATTGAAATATTGTAAGAATCAACATCAAGCGATGGAATTTATTTCGTATGAAAAAGCACATGATTTCAAGTATAAAAACAATGTGTTAGGAACGGTCACACTAATTCAAGAAACTTCAAAACAGTGTGAATCATTTAAACCGTATACGTGTCTAGTTTTTACGAAATTCAATGATTGTAATAATCAATTATTAATTGCCCGAGATGAAATTGAAAATATGATTGGAACATCATTAAATAATTTCTACCACATGCAGAAGGACATATTAAAAGTGAAGGTAAGCACGTTGAATAGATTTTTAAACAATCCATACAAAGTAAATCCAATAACTAGAAAGAAGATTATAGATAATTTAAAAGCATATTTTGAAGGAGTTAAAATGGCATGAATTTAAATGATCCAATTAATCAAAAGAGAATTGAAGTTGGTATAAAAATGGATTTGCAAGAAAATGCACGAATTAAAGAAGCAGTTAATAAACCAAAACATTACATTGGTGTTTACGGGTTAGAAGCAATAACAGTGATGAAAAACTTTCTACCTAACTATACAAATCCATACTTAGGCTACTTAGTTGGGAATGTAATTAAATACACTCTAAGAGCTCCACTTAAAGGTAAACCATTGGAAGATTTGAAAAAGGCTAGAAAGTATCTTGATGAAGCAATTGAGGAGTTGGAAAAATGACAATATGGGTTGTACTTAAAGATAGAACAAGTCTTTATTATTACAATGTAACTGATTACAACATAAATAATTGTAATTATTTAAAAATTGAATATCGTGGAAAAGATAACGATGAACAACGTCAAACTTTTATTAATCTCAATGAAATTTTAAAATACACCGTTGATTAGGAGGCAATGTTATGGAATTGCTAGAGTTTATAGCGGATTGGAACCTAGATTACATTGTATCGGGCGGAATGCCAGCTACAAGAATGTTAATAACAAAAAAACTAGGAATGGACGGTAAAACATATAGAAAAGAAATCGCAAAACTTAAAAAAGAGGGGCTAATTAAAGCAACGAGGTTTAATATAGGCAATTATTTTGAGGAGGGTAGCGGGTTAGACATTGTGGGTTGGGAATTGACAGAAAAAGCTCGTAACCTTGAAATGGTAAAACGTATTGAAAAAGAAATAGAAGAAAGAATAAAGCAATGTTTCGGGGACATTATGTAAATGAGAATAATCACTTTAATTCTGGTAAGGGTAAGAAAAAATAATAAGAAATGAGGAACAGTAATGTTTATTGAATTAACCAGACATAGAAACGGAAAGAAAATCAAAGTATCTAAACATGCTATTGGATATATGGAAGATGTAGGGAATTTTGAATGGAAGAAAGAAGGTCTATTCAAGAAAGGTAAGTGGGTTGAAGATTTCACAGATAGATATACTGAATTGAACATTTTTGGAGAAACAGTCTATGTGAGTGAAACGGTAGAGGAAATTGAAAGAATGATTAAAGGTGATTGAATGGAAACAGTAACAATCAATGATACAGAAAATGAAGAATGGTATATAGAAACAGACACTTTCTTTGTAGCACCTATGTGTGATTTAAGGCAGGAATGGAATTCTTATCATCCAACAGATAGAAATATGTATTATATACCACGAATTGAAGTTCAAAAAGTAGATGCGAATGATGTACTAGAGTGGATATATGACAGAATGGCTGATGACGGTTACGAAAACATGGCAGGAATGTTATGGGAAGAAACAACAGACGATTTCAAACAACGACTTCAAGCAGTTCTTGATGAAATTTCAAAATTTGGTGCTGCGGAAGTATATTATCCAGATAAGCATATAGATCCCGATGTAGATTTGGAGGAGGATTGAATGAACATAACATTGAATCTTAATGGGAATATCACTCATTATTGTGGTGCAACATTTCTTTCTGTTGAAAAAGGAAGGGAAATATTCTTTAGAGGAAAATTCGAAAATAACGCAGTTGAAATTCCTTTAAATGGCGAATGTGTAGAAATTGAAATCAAAGTTAACAAAAGACGTCTAACATCGAAACAAATCGATGATTTACTGGATGAAATCGTGACTGAAGAATTTGTAGTAAATGCTATTGAAGAATTTGGAAAAGGAGTAATCGAATGAAATACGCATACATTAGCTGCTTAGGAAATGTTTACACAAGTGATGATTCTAAATGTGATAACGAACCATGCGAAATGTGTGGAGAGTATGATAGATTTTTAGGCGAAGTTGAAACAATGGAAGATTTAGTGATGCTTATGTTTCAAGATGGGTTTTCTGAACAATACATTTTAGAAAGAACAGGTTATGAAGTGAAGCTTGAAAAGAAATTTGATGAAGATTTGTAAAAGGGGATAATCAAAATGTTTTTTAAAGTTCCATTTGAAAAGTATTTCAAGAGTGATAAAAGTGTTTATTTTACAAATTGCATAATATCGATTGGTTCAAACTTTGTAGAAGTTAGATGGGATGGGTACAGAAAGGTTTGGGAAAGATGCAAAAGGAGTTTAGATAAGGAGAATAACAATGACAGAACAACATGAAGTACTTGAAAAAGAATTAGAAAATGCACTTAATCAATTAAGCGAAACCGTAAATAAAATATTGACAGAAACGTTCAGTTTTAAAGGCAAAACAGAAAATAAAAAATACTGGGATATGGATTGCCCGTATCAATATGGTGATTACTACTGGTTTATTTCTGATGATGGAATAGTGGTTAGATCTAACTGGTTTTGCCATAAAGCTGATATGAACAGATTTTACAGTGGAAATACCTTTTCAACAAAACAATCAGCCAAACTAGAAGCAGAACGCAGAAGATTACTCACACTATTTAATGCATTTCGTGATGAGTGCAACGATGGATGGGAACCCGATTTTAATGATCATAACAGTAAAAAATGGGTTATTGCTAAGAATGAAGAAGGAATGTACGCTATGTGGACAGTCGGATTAAATGCCTTTTCATATTTTGGTTGTTTTAAAAATCGATTTGATACCGAACGTGCTATCGAATTGTTTGGTGATGAAATTAAAAAATTATTTATTGATTGTGAGTGTGACTAGATGACGGAAATTGATGTAGATAAAGCTATTGATTTAAAACTTGAAGGCTACTCATGGCCGGCAGTCGCACAAAAAATGGGTTTTAACGATTTACAAGCAATTGAAAGAATCCGGATTAGATGTAGAAGGCATCCAAGATATCCGGAACTTCAACAAGCAAATTCCAGTACTAAACAAAATGAAACTAGATATCAAAAGAAGGATATCAAAGCGGATGGTTCAATTGGTTCAGAAATCAAGATTGGAAGAAAGAATAAGAAAGTATTCACGGATGAAGAACTTCTAAGATTACACGGGTTTGATCCAAAGATTTTTAAATTAAAATCTATCACATCCAACGAATGGACTACACCTATTTCCGGCTCAACATATTATAACTACCAATCAAAGATTGTAGCGGTTAGAAAAGAACCGGAAATCACTGCAGAAGATATTGAAAGAGTACTAAGCAAGTTAAAACCACGGAAAATAGAGTTATCGTGTGAAGAAATACCGGAAGAATATCTATTGATTCCGTTATCAGATATGCACTTTGGCTTAAATTCTAAATATGACTATGCTGCATTGCAACGTGAAATTGCAGATAGAATATTGAACAGATATGAAGAAATTTTAATTACATTGCACGGTGATTATTTTCATGTTGATAATCTGTTGAATACAACTGAAAAAGGAACGCGGATTGATGAAGTTGATTTTGATGCAAGCATTGAAGATGGATTTAATTTCATCCTACCACTACTAGATTTAGCACTAGAGAATAGCAGAAAGGTGACATTGGTTTATTTAAAAGGTAACCACGCACCTTCCACAGATTTTGTATTTGTTAAAGCATTACAAAAGCTATATACACAAATCAAATTTGATTTGAAATTTGATGAATATAAACACGCTAGACTGGGTCCACATTCAATCTTTCTACATCATGGAGATAAGATTAAAAATCCGGAAAGACTGCATCAAGTGATTACGGCTAAATTTAGCAAGGAGTGGGGAGAAAGCCAATCACGTTATTTAATTACAGGGCATTTCCACCATGAAAAATCACTATCATTTGCAGGATTAACATGGTATCAATTGCAAAGCCCAAGCAAGCCATCTAGCTATGATAGTACATTTGGATACGACATTAGCGAATCCGGACAAATGTTGTTTGAGTTCACGAAATATAAACGTAGTGCGATCTTTTTCGTATAAATGAAAGGGGAATTTAAAATGGAGAAAAAACAATATAACGGTTGTGCATTAAGTTTTGTAGCAGTTCTAAGTTTAAGTTTAATTTTACTGATTTTGAAGTTGATGGGAGTTCCGTTGAAATGGATTGTTGTTGTAGCACCAATATCGGGCTCAATCATTATATTTTTAATCTTGCTATTCTTTTCAGCAGTTACACATTTAATCTTACAAATTGCGGACAAAATGCGAGGATAATATAGAGAACCTATATTCCAAATAAATCACTAGAATCAGCAAGGGGGAATAAATATGATTAACAATGTATGTTTAGTAGGAAGATTAACTAGGCCAGTGGATTTAAGATATACATCAAATGGAACTGCTTTTGGCTCATTCTCATTAGCAATTGATAGAACATATAAAAATCAAGCAGGAGAAAAGGAAACAGATTACATTAATTGTGTAATTTGGAGAAAGCCAGCAGTTAACTTATCTAACTATACTAGTAAAGGCTCATTACTCGGAGTAGAAGGACGATTACAAACAAGGAGTTATGAAAACAAAGAAGGCCAAAAAGTGTATGTAACGGAAGTTCTAGTAGAAAACTTCTCATTACTAGAATCCAAAGCAGTAACAGAAGGTAGACAACAAGCACCTATTGAAAATGTAGAACAAGTTCAATTTGGAGAAGTTAATGATGACGATTTACCATTCTAATGAAGGAAGGTGTAAATACTTGGAAAGTATAGATTTGTTTGATTATCCAGAACTAAACTATATAAAAACCAAACAAGCAGTGATGCAAGTAATTGGCAGATACAAGAACGCTTTAAACAAGCTATACTTGAAAAGTATGCCAAGCATTACTCCACATTATACGATTGTTCCACCAAGCTATACAAATCAATTTCATTCATCAACTGAAGACGCAGCATTGTATGCTGATACAGTTGGAAAGAAGTTCAAAGATTATGTAGAACGTGTAAACACTGCACTAAACAGTATTCCGGCAACTAACCGGATAGTTATTTACAAATCATTGATATTGGAGCAAAGTGATGTAAAAATTGGAAACGAATTGAATTACAGTGAATTCACAATACGCGATTTGAGAATGGAAGGCATAACACAATTGGCTTATGCGCTCGGTGTGGATGTTTACGATTAAAAATAATTGTAGAATTTACTGAAAAAAGTTTGTAGAAATATAAAAGAAACATATATTAAAATATGTATTGTAAGAAAGTGTAAATAAAGGAAAACATGCGGAAACATGATTCCAAAGCCAGTCCTGAAAAAGGTGTATCCAAGTTAATGGTGTGGACGACTATTAACAAGTGTGTCGTGTAGGACGTAAGGAAGGTTCGATTCCTTCCACGACAATTCCCTTAAAATACCCAACCAACTGTCAGAGCGTACAAATATGTACGCTCTTTCTTTATGGAGAAAGGAGAGAGACATGAACTATGTAGAACCAATCAGAGACAAAGATGATATACAAGCTATGAAAGACTACTTAAGAGAATGGAATGAAAGAAACTACATGCTGTTTCTCTTAGGTATCAATTCAGGATTACGGATCAGCGACATTATTAATTTAAGAGTTAAGGATGTTCAGGGATGGTACATCAAGACCAAAGAACTTAAAACAGGCAAACCATTAAAACGAAAGATGCCGAAAGTATTAAAAAAAGAACTACGAGAGTATGTGAAAGGTAAACCGCTACATCATTATTTGTTTCAAAGTCGAAATGGAAAGAACCAACATATAAGTAGATGCACTGCATACTTAATCATCAAGGTAGCTGCTGACGAATGTGGAATTGATAACGTAGGTACTCACACAATGAGAAAAACATTTGGTTATCATCAGTATAAGAAGAACAAAGATGTAGCTACATTAATGGAATTATTTAACCATTCAAGTCCAGCAATCACTTTAAAATATATTGGAATTCGACAAGATCAACAGGATAAAGTAATGACTAATTTTGGTTTATAATACCCAACTAAACATAATGAGAAAAGTGTTAGTTCATTTTTAAGAGTTTGAAGAAAGCTTATTACATCAAGTAAAAAATGAGAATCGCGAACTAAACAGAATATAAGATATGTTTAGTTCAAAGGGAATAATTCCCAAGAGAGGAGTGTGCGATGGTCAGAAAAACATTAAATACTTCTCGTTGGAAAAGATTTAGAAATTTCATCTTAGCTAGGGATGGATATCGTTGTCAGGAATCTTTGAGATATGGAATATCTACACCAGCAGAAATGGTTCACCACATATTCCCAGTGAGCGAATATCCTGAATTAGAATTCGTAGCTTGGAATGTTATCTCATTATCAAACAAGATGCACAACAAGATGCATGATCGTATCACTAACAAAATAACAAAACTTGGAAAAATATGGCAAAGACGAAGAAAGAAAGAATTTGAAAAATTTTATGGATACCCGCCACCTTTGGATTAAGAAATTTTCCGACCTTGGAAACCGAGGAAAGGAACTTTTTCCAACCGCGCGGTAAATTCAGAAAAAGGGGATAAAATCTCAGCTGTATTGGAAAGGAGGACGAGTTTTGGCAAGACCGATTACAAAAAATACAATGAAAAAAGCTACTGTGAAACAAATGAAAAGCCTTGGTACGTACAGGAAAGAATATGATTCATTGATAGAAATCTATGCAGGCTTATTATTCCAGTACACTAAGTATGAACAAGAACATGCAGAGCGAGATTATCAAGTAGCAGAAATCTACGTGAACAAAGCTGGTGCTGAAAATTACAGAAAAATTCCACTAGTTAATGTCTTGGAGACTCTGAGACGAGATATCTTAACGTATTCAGATAAGCTCATGTTAAATCCTAAGTCCCTTGGAGAGATTATTGCTCAAGACACTGATTCGTCAATTATTGATATCATGAACAAACTTGGTGGTAAGCGATGAATCCATACGTTCAGAGAGCTATCAACTATGCGAATGATGTTATTAATGGAAAAATCGATTCGTGTGAAGAAAAGATACTTGAAGCTAAACGATTTTTAAGAGATTTAGAAAATCCAAAGTTCTATCTGAACGAGGATGCAATTAACATAGCTGTTAACTTTATCGAAAACGTAATTGTTCATTATCAAGGAGAAGACGTTAGTGCAGTAAGTCTTCGTAATACTCCGATGAAACTTCAAGAATGGCAAATGTTCATTGTGGTTAATCTTCTCGGGTTTTATAAAACAGGAACTATAGAGACTAGATTTAAAGAGTCTCTAGTGTTCATTCCACGTAAACAAGGGAAGACAGCTTTCACTGCTTCGCTTGCTCTATGTAGATCACTAATGGAACGTAAGAGTTCGTCTAAGTGCTACATCGTAGCGGCTGGAATCAGACAATCGTTAGAAGCGTTTGGTTTTATGCGATTTAATGTAGATCGTTGGCATGATAAACATATCAGTATTAAAGATAATAATTCAGAGCATTCCATTACTGGTGAGTTTGGTAAGGAAGGCTCTTTCTTTGTACAAGCACTCGCTAATGATGAATCTCGATTAGATGCATTGAATGGAAACTTTATCATATTAGATGAGGCACACACTATGCGTAGCTCTAAGAAGTACGGAAAGATGAAAAAAACATTAAGTGCTTATCGAAATAAGTTGTTATTCATTATTAGTACAGCAGGAGATATTCCAAATGGATTCTTAGCTAATCGCTTGAAGTACTGCAAGAAAGTTCTTGAGCAAAGTATTGAGAATGACGAATTGTTTATTTTTATTTGTAAGGCAAATGAAGATAAAGACGGAATGCCTATTGATTACATTTCAGATAAAACATTGAGAATGGCTAATCCTTCATGCGGTGTCACAGTGACTATTGAAGAATTGAGAGCTGAAGCTGAGATGGCGCTTAACGATCCACAAACTCGAATGGAATTCTTCAACACAACATTGAATGTGTTTACTAATTCTATGAATACTTACTTTAATGTCGATGAATTCATTGCCAGTGATGAGCAATACAATTGGACGATTGAAGAACTAGCTAAACTTCCGGTTAAATGGTATGGCGGTGCTGACCTTTCTAAAATGCACGACTTGACAGCTGCCTCGTTAGTTGGAGAGTACGAACACGAAGGAAAGAACATAGATATAACAGTAACCCATGCATTCTTTCCTATTGCTGCAGCTAAAGAAAAAGCAGAAGATGATGGTATCCCATTGTTCGGATGGAAAGACGATGGCTGGTTGACAATGAGCAATACAAAAACGGTCTTATATGACGATATAGTGAAATGGTTCATAAAAATGAGACAGCTAGGATTTAATATCCGAAGTGTTGGGTTTGATAAGAAATTCGGGCGTGAGTTTTTTATTAAGATGAAACAAAATAAATTCAGAATGAAAGACCAACCACAATATTTCTGGAAGAAGTCTGAAGGATTTAGACGAATTGAGAGGAAAGTTAAAAATAAAGAATTTTACTATGTGCATAGTGAAGCATTTGAATATTGCGTTGGGAATGTTCGTGCGATTGAAAAAACGGACGACATGATTCAATACGAAAAGGCCGATGGTGACGGTGGGACACAGCGTATTGATCTTTTCGATGCGACTGTTTTTGCAACTGTACAAATGCTAGAAGAAAGTGATAGCAAAGCAAATCATGCAAAAGATTTCTTTGGGTTGAAAGGAGACTAAAATGGGATTATTCGATTTTTGGAATA